ACATGCTTATATTAGCCCCGGCGTGTTTCCACTTTTGGAGATCACCACCGAATCCACATCCTACATCCAAAATACTGTCGCCTTCGCGGGTAGCCGATTGGATGAGGAGACGCTTAGACTCGTTATGATACTTTCGTATCTCCTCCATTTATTTATATTCGTTTTTCTTTTTTAAATGGAGTTACTAAGGTTTATTACACATTCTTTTTGAATAACCATTTATTAAGGTATAATATTTAAAATATTTATTTTTTAATCGAGTTAATAAAATTATTGTAATCATATCCCAATAATTCCTCAAATTCTTTAATTTTATCATTTATTTTTTTCAATTGTTTACTTGATAAAACGTATTTATTTTTTTCAGCGTACATTTTTCGTAAATTTTGTTTACACCTGATTTTACTTTTGTTAAATTCCCTAATGTAAGTATCTTGAGTGGACTCATATAATGGATCTATTTTTGTCCACCCTTCCAATTTCATTTGGTCTTCGTTCAATCTCAAATTATGCGGATGTTGAGAACACACTTGATACTTTATACCATCTTTACCTATATATTCTTCTCTGTGGTCCAATCCGTATGTACTTTGTTCGAAGTCTGCATTTTCATGAAATTCGAAATCACTACGGTTTCGACCAGATTTCATAGTATTGCCAAAGTTGTTACGGTTTAGTATAACTTCAGAATCTGGTAATAGTCTATTCTCTCTAATAGGAAAACCGCCCCAATATGTAGTTTTGAATATATTAAACCATTTTGTACATGATGCAAAATTTTTATGTTTTCTACACTCGTTTTCATATTCAAGCCTGTTTGATTCTTTTACTTTTTTTGTAATAATATCGACAACGTCTCTGTTTAAATTTTCTTCTAATTCACGAACCGCCTTGATTTCGTCATTCTTTTTAATGTAAGATTCAGGTACCATTTTTGATTTGATTTTGATTTGATTTGATTTTACTTTTAAATTGTATTATCTTAGGTTGAAATCATATGTAAAATATGTCTATTTTTTTATGGCTATTTTTTCTGTACCCCCTTAAAGGGATTTAAACACTATATTTTCTATTATATTACAATGGGTGCATGAAAGTCATGTTTTTTTAAAAAAGAGTGGTCCTTATGAGAACCGAGTTCAAAAAATTTTCAAAAAGGCGTTTAAATCGCTCTAAGGGGGTACAGAAAAATTAGCCCTAATAAATTTACGTCATTTAGGTATAATACACTGATAAAAACTAATAAAAAATAAAAATTATAACATATCATTTAAAACGTACAATATATAAATACGAAACCTAAGTAAAAAGGAGCTTAAAAAAAAGGTACCAATTAAATATATAAAACAATGTCAACACTCGAACAAGATTTTACGACCGTACCCGGTCAATTATACGCATGCCTTTCCGTCGTAGGCCCTGAAGCACCACAAAAGAACGATAAGTTTGGTATTAAAATTAGGGGTGCATTTAATTCTAGGGAAGAAGCTGCTTCTCATGCAAAACGTCTTCAAAAAGAGGATGCGACTTTCGATATTTACGTCGTCGATATGTATAAATGGTTGTTAATCCCACCAGATAATCTCCAGATTGAAGACGCACATTATGCAGATGATAAGTTAGAAGAGTTGATGGCGGGGTACAGAGAAAATCAAGCACAAGCTGCTCAAATGTTTTCCGAACGTAAGAAGGATATGATGGCTGTTAAGGCACCAGGATCTGACATATACTACAAAGGAGGTGACGAAAATTCAAAGTTTTACACGAAACAAGACGAGGCTCCCATCAGTCACCCCGGTGAAGTTTTAGAACGTCTTCAAAAGGAAAACCCTGATGCTGACATGGAGGATCTTGTTAAGGAGGCGGATGCAATCGTTGAAAGAGAAAAGGAAGCTGTGTGTGAAAAGAGAGAATTGGATTTTAAGAACGCGTTGGAAAAAGAAGCAACTGAAAGAGGGTTTGGATCGGTAGAAGCTATGAAAAAGTTCGACGATGAAAAATCTAGATCTGATGTTAAGACAGCCGAAGAAGCTAATAAAGCTCAAATCGAGAATTCAGAACAGGCTCAGATTAAGGAAAGTGATGATACTGGTGAAGAAGAGGAAGTAACCTCAAAAAATGAGGAAAACGTAAACCCAGAAGAAGCGTAAATTAAAATTGTTATTTAAAAGTAAGTATGTTGAGTATTATATTAAACATAATCACCATTCTTATCGTATCGATATCTATTGTTTTATTTTTTAGAGTGTATAAAGATCAAAAAAGTAAAACAGGTGGCGGAGGTGGTAATAGTGAAGAAATTACACCATCACAAGTTGCTAAAGACATGTCTAAAGACCCACTTATCGTAAGTAGATCATATTTTACCGAACCAGTAACAGGTAATATAGGTACATTTACTGGTCAGCAAACACCTTCTCAGTACAATTGGATAGGCGGTAAATCGTTCATCCCGGTCTGAGTATTACAGGTTGCATAGTTTTGCCCATGAAAAATCCTAATAGAAATGCTACAAAAATTATAACATATCCCGTCTTATCTATATTTTCGAATATATCATTTTTTACAACTTGTTGGGGTGGTGGGGTATAATAAACGGGCTGTTGTGGAGGTGGTTGATAGTATTGTTCATCAACCTCTGGTTCATCCGGTTCATCGAAATTATTACTACTTTTATTTATGAATTCTTCTGGATTATACTCAATCGGTGTACCAACTTCAGCTTCCATATATAAAAAAAGTATCTATTTTTTTAAGCTCGTTATTACTCACTTATTTCTTCTTCTTCTTCTTCTTCAGAGTAATCTTCGTCTTCATCCGTATCATCTACAACAAACCCTTTTAAATTCCCATTTTCATCAGCATCTTCGTCACTTTCGGATTCTTCAATATCATCGTCACTGCAAATATCTTCATCGTCTGAAATTAACAAATCTTCATCTGTATCATATTCATCCTGTTTATAATCATCTTCTACATCTTCAAACAATTCCAAACGCTCTGGTCTTTTTGAAAGTCTCCCTGAACGTGTTTTTACAGTTAAGACCATTATATAATTAATATATACACATTTCCTTTAAGTATTTTACTCACTTTCTGCCTGTAAATTCGAATATAACTCGTTAAAATTCGTTTTTAAATCACTAATAACAGTGTCTATATCTTCTAAAATATTCGTATCTCCTGAAACTGAGCTGAGCGCAATTTCATCGAGATTTATAAGTGATCTATTCATGAGTTTTTTAGATAGAATTATATTTGTTTTATATTCTAGAGCCATTTTGATATTTTCTATAAATTCGTTATGTATAGATGGGTTTAGTCCTGAATATTTATAAGATTTTCGTATAAGTTTATTAATTTCTACTACGTTGTTTTGTTTCGCGGTTATTAGAGAAGATGCGAAGTATATTACAACTACTAAAACAATAACAGATATCATTGTGTTCTATAATTTAGTTACTATTTTTTCCGGGAGAATATGTTCGCGGTTTGTACATTTACATACTTGTTTTATTTTCTTGTTCACGATATTAAAAATAATATTATCCGTGTTACAAATTGTACACGTATAAGTAGTGTGAACATAATACTCGTTAAACTTATTTTTCTTAGTCTTTGGTTTATTTATATTTATCCTGGACACCTGTATATACCCAGTTTTAATCATATATTTGTTAATGAAATTAGAGAATATTCCCATTGTATCTGAATTATAATCCAATTTTTCTATTTTTTCAACATTTTTACCAAAAAAATCTTGTTTAGACGGGTTCACACACTTTTTAACAATTCCATCCTTATATAATTGGTCTGTAATTTTAGATGGTAATTTATGTCTTTTACCTGTAAAATTTTTACAAAACCCAAAATGTCTCATTATTTCGGTAGTAGAAAAACACTTTTGTGTAATTGTGTCTCCTATTATATGAAACCATACATGATTAGAATTATGGTTACATTTTTTATTTTCGCAATAGAAAGAATTTGTTGAAACCAAGAAGTTACCATTAGATTCAAACATTTTGGTAATACGTGCAGTTGTCTGTCCTTCGAGATGTTTATTGACAAAGTTTTGTAAAAGACATATAACTTCCTGATCTTTGAATTCGTTTTTTATTTCCGCATGCGTAAAAGATGATTCTTTACCCTGAAAACACGTTTTACCTTCTATAATATTTGGTTCTTTACTTTGACTACGTATAGTTGCACTGTATAGAAGTTTAACATCTGGGTGTGGTAATATAGGTTCAAGTAAAGTGAAAGGTCCCTTTTTACCACCTTTGTAAACGAAACATGGTAAGTATTCACCCTGACTAACTTTACCTGTTTTATTACATTCTTTACAACCTTTACCAGAACATTCTTCATGTTTAGCACGTTTATGTGAAAAGGGCATCCGGAAACCACTCCCCTGTGTTTTTCTATCGGAACTACCATATACAGCTGAATCGACAACATCTTCCCAGTTCACTGAACCGTATACCAATTTTAGAGTATCTATAACATGTTCTCTTATAGCTATTGCTGAAGATCTATTTACCGTGAAACCTTCCCAGTTTATATGCACACCTGTTTTTATCAATTTACCAGAAACCTGTTTTGGTTCTGCTATAGATATTAAGGCATTACCTGCACCTTCAAACTTATTAACTTTATCACAAATAATTTTACATATACTTTCTATTTGGGTGACGGTTAATTCATTTACATCTTTATAATCGAGATCTACAAAAAAATTATAATTTTCTGTTTTCTGTTCAACAACAAAAATTTTCTCTCGTAAAGTATAAGCTTCTACACATTTTTCATAAAAGTCATTCAATCTATCAAATGGCACTGATAGGACACCACCATCCATAAGCACATGTGATACATTGGAGTTGTTTAAGAACCCTTGTTCTTTACACCACTGTTTAAACATGTGATGTATACTTACCAATTACTAGTTTTTATTTTTTATATTCATTCATCACTATCATAGTGATGCCTCCATATTGTTTTTCTAAACGATATTTCTGGGTACTGTTCCTGTTCCGATAAAGATTTTTTAAGTACTAAAAGTTCATAAACTTTATCGCTAGCATGGACCTCTATATACCTTTCCGCTTTAGTTTCTGTATACCCATGTCGTTCAATTAACAAATCCTTTATTTGTGATAATATATAAGACTTGGACTTCATTATTTAATAGAGAAGGTTTTTCTATTGAGTGAAGTCACACAGGCATAAAATTCTGGGTTTTGAAGTATATTTTTAACGATTCTATCCCATTGTTTTTTCGTGTTAAATTCAGATAACGTTTCAAAATTCATATAATCATTTTCATCGAATGTTCTTTTAATGGGTAATTTTTGTATTTTTTTTAAATTTGTTTTTTGTTTTTCATCGTTAAATTTCTTAACGAGATCTATTTGTTCCTGTTGTGTATAATTTACGAAAAATATGAACACGTTATATTCTAAGTCTACACCCGGACTTTCTTTTACCACAAACTTGAATTCGGTATATTCACCTTTCTTGAGATTTACAACTCCTCTGGTTTCTTCTTCCAATTCTCGTAGGGCACATCTTATCGGATTGGGTATTTCTTTTCTTCTACACCCTCCGGTAACGAAAATCCAATCTTTGAATCGTCGGTCTCGGACAGTGAGGAACTTTGGTTTAGAACCAGTAAACGTTACGGGTACTGCAATTGCTTTGTATTTCTTCATTGCGCATTTGCAAGTTATAATTGAGAGAGATGATTATTCTGAAGAATCTTCTTCACTTTCTTGATTTTCTTCAGATTCGTCTTCCACTTGGGTTTCGTTTTCTGTCTTAAAAGTGACATTTTTTGGCGTAACTGGTTCGTTTAACGAACTTGTTTGTGGAATTTGTATTGGCCTGATCCTGGATAAAAATGAAGACATTTTTCCATTCATACCCTTAACACCTTCCATTTCTTCTTTCGTATTTTTGAGTTCTCTGTACATGTAAGCTGAAGCAGCTATACACATAACAATAGCGACTATCATAGCAGTATCTCGATCAAATGTAAACATAATGTATTAAATTATATAATCAAGTTTTTAAGTTCGTATAATCGCGCCCATGTGCACACCGTTTTCCTTTGGGCAGTCGTATCCCATTTGAGCAAATTGAATCTCCTGGTAATGTCCCTCTTTACACTCCGCGTTTTTTTCGGGTTCTTGTGTCTTAGAGTTGACGAGATGATTCAAAGTTCCGGATTTAGGATCATATGTAATGATAAAAATGAAAGCTGTAAGAAAAACTAATTGCCAGAACATTTATAATAACAGGCTATTTAAATTAATTTAATTGGAATACATCAAACCACCCATACCATTTTCGATACGGAGAATGTTGTAGTTGACACCATAGACGTTGTCTTCGAACGTATCACCTTCAATAACGAGTCTCGCAGAATCGAGTCTACTGAAGTTGAGCGACCCAGTTGGTTGGAGCTTGGACGTATCGAGACAGAATGGAACCAATATAACATCGTTACTCGCCGTGGCGTTTTGTGTATGGTAGTAAACTGGTGTGTACGTAAAGTGTGGTCTGACAGACTTGGCATCGGAAACGTCCGTACCGTTAATTTGTAATTTCATCTTAGCAGTCGTGAGAGCACCCGGGCCGCTGTTTTTGACGACCAAATACTTCATTGGGTGGTTGAAGCTGAGTTCTTGTGTACTCGATTTGGAAGCAATAGCTTTTTGGGTTTGTGTGATGATCATATTTTGTGGTGTAGACGACATAGACGTTCGTTCTTCAGTGTCGAGATGGATGAATTGTGCGTACACTTCCATATCTGTTACGGTCAATGCACCCCACGTAATTCTCAATTCAACATCGTGGTATTGAAGCGCGATCAATGGGAGCGCGGATTGGGCGTTTTCACAAAACGAAAATCTGAGTGGGACATAATAATCTGTAGTCGCGTTATAGTCTTGTTTAGAGTTCGTTTGGTTCATCACAACTGGTGCAAGATCAGTCATAAATTCAGATTCTTGCGTGTCGATGACTTGTCCACCGATTAAAAGTTCAACTTTGCTGACATAGTTTTTCAAGTTCGCTGTTGCGTTTGCTCTGCTCGCAACATAGACGTATCCGAGCATATCACCTTTACGCTCAAACCTGATGGTAGACATACCACCGGAGGCAGGGTTGCCCTGGACAACTTGTCTTTCGACAGTTTGGGCAAAGTTTGTGTGACGTTTGTAATTAGATCTAAAAAAAGAAACTTCGGGTTGACCGACGAGGTGCGCATCTTGGGCACCGATTGCAACGAGTTGGGCAATACCACCAGACATATTTATTATATTATACTAAGGTTTTTTATTTTTAAGCCAATATATAATATAATATGAAAGATTATAAAAAAAACGAATTACGCTGCTGTAAACGAGATTGCATTCATGTATATTTTTTCCACACCTGATGCACCTATTTTTGATACGGTCAAAAGACCATGACTGTTCTGGTCTATAGAAACATCCGCCGTAAATGCTATAAAATCGATACCGGCTGTGATGGTTTTCAAAACTTTTCGCGCCCCACCGGATGCTAGTAAAGGTACTACAACCTGACCCCCGCTTGGTAAATTTGTTATGGAAAGTATAGCAATATCTGCATCTAATGAAACTAACGGAGCTGTACCGTAACTTTTATTTTTACAATCTATCGCGAGTGTTCCTGACCCTGTCGTCCAAGTAGTTGATATTTGTGTGTTTGTGAGTATAAGATTTTGTGATGTAATATTTGAATTACAAAAAACGTTCCCGGCTGTGGTTACGTTTGATCCAATACTAATACTCTTGGTCGTAACAAACGCATTATCTGTCGCGTACCCCGATGCTGGTCCCGTAAACTGAAGAACATTTGACGTAATATTGGCACCTACAGCTGCACTCGAAACATCATCTAAACCAAACGGTGATGCGGCGACGTTTAATCCACCTATTGTAATATTAGTGGCCGAAATGTTACCTGTAACCGTGAGTACGTTAGACCCATACGTGTTTATGGTAAGGTTTGATGTACCGGTAGGTCCTGCCCAAGCAGATGGACCAACACTGACGTTCGCATGTATACCCGTACCTTCCTCATGTGTAAATTCCATTGTCGAACCACCTTGCCCCCCCGAATCGAAAATCTCACCTGTTGTTGTATCTATCGATAAAACATTTTTTGTAGATGCAGAACCACCTTGTAATTCTGGGGAAAGTATTATTGCATTGTTTATGAAAAGATTACTCGTTCCCGATCCTCCTCCTCCTTGGAGTAGAATATCATCCGCGAACTTAAGTTTTTTAGAAGCCGCGATTGTAATATCACCCGCGGATGTTAAACCCGTGGTTGTGTTATTAAAAGCGACCGTTTGTGTTGTCGTTGCACCTCCATTTGTAATAGTCTGTAAGTCTGAAGAAACGTCCGCCCATTGAACTGCTGAACCTGTACTTTTAAGAAATTTACCATTATCTACCCCTAATTTTGCTAATGTCGTCGCACCCGTGGCGTAGAGTAAATCACCCGCCGTGTACGAGTCGATGTTTGTACCCCCATGGTCAACATCGAGAATACCTGTAGTTATTTTTTCAGCATCGAGATCTGTAATAGCCGAACCACCACCTACTAAAGTATCCCCGGTAACTGCACCTGATACGTTAATTGAAGTACCATGGAACGAATCCGAGGTTACTTTACCTGTCGTCGTGACGTTACCTGATAAAACGTTACCCCAAATATTTGCGGTAATATACGGGTGGTCAGGTATACCACTCGCCAATGTTGGTGTTATAATTGGACCAACTGGATCACTGTGTGTGTATGCGATCGTATATTCCTTCTTGTTACCTCTAAAACCATGAACAACATTTGAAGTATTCATGGTCATGATCATACCCAAATCAATGATATCAGACGCGTTCGCGTTACCGACCTCTATAATTGGATCGGTGATGGTATGATTTTTTGTATGTTGATACGTCGTGTTTCCTTGGACGAGTAAATTACCCGAAATTGTAAGGTTAGACCCGATGGTCATTGTATCAATACCATCGAATTGGAGTTTTGTATCCGATACTAATTCTCCGGACCCATTCGTAAACGGAATCCTGTTATTATTTAATCCACTTGTAGTTATGGTACCCGTTAACGATGAATTATCGAGTGTAGCGCCTGTTATTGTTGATGTCCATTCGGGTACAGTTCCATCAGATTTTACTTGTAAAACCTTATATTCTGAACTTGACCCTATAGCGAGTTTTGCTAACGAATTAGTTGTATCTGAATATAAAATATCACCTTGCGTGTATGCTATTTGACCCGTACCACCTTTAATTGCGGGTACGACGGGTAAAACAGATGTTGTGAGTGTACCCGATGATAGATTAGATGCGTTAATACCGTCAAGTTCAGAACCAAGTCCTTCGAACGTGGCGGCCTTTATTTTACCGAGGGTCGTGATTGTCGTACCAGTATCTGTTAAACTCATAGACCCATCTGAAACCGCGGTTGTATCTCCGAGAACTGCATCAAGAGTTAAGGGAACTTCTGCCCATTCGGGTATATCATTACCGTCGAGTCGAAGAAATTTACCGGCATCTTCATTAGAACCTGCGGGGTTGAGTTGTCCGAGTGAATCACCCGACGTTTTACCGTAAAGTATTGTACCGGATGCATAACTAGACTGACCCGTACCACCACTGGAAAAGGGAATTGCTCCACTTACAAATTGATCTGTTGGAATACCCGTTAATCCTGTACCTGGACCAGAAAATTGTGTACTTGCGGTTATAGTACTACCTGCTATTGTATTGGAACCCGCAATTTTACCATAAAGTGCATCGGATGATTCTCTTATAAAAACATTACCCCCAACATCAACGTTACTGGTTGTATAAATACTCGTAACTGGATTCGTAAACTGAACCGTATTTGAGGTTACGTTACCTTGGTTTACTATGTTTTCAACCGTAAGGTTTGAGAGGTAATACGAATCACCCCTATAGTTTTGTGCATTTACGTTACCGACGGTATCTAACGCGTATATTGATTGTGTTGGTACATTTAATTGAACCTGACCTTCATTACCAATACTTATGGCATGACCAGGTGCCGTGTTCGCTACACCTATTTTTGACGAAGTGAGTGTACTTGTATGTATTGTACCAGAAACCTGAATTTTATTAGTTACACTTTCATCGATACTAACAGAAGACCCCGTTGTAAATTTATTAGCTCGAGCCGTACCTTCAACACGAAGTGTGTTGGTATCACCCGTTGGCCCACACATGAAAACCTTATCCTTTACCGATAAGGCGTGTATTGGCGCACTATTTGCAACACCAATATTAGAGCTTGTTATGAAAGATGTTATAGCATTACTAAACTGAACTGTATTTGAAGTTACATTACCTCTATCTGTAGATGCTTGTAAAGTGACACCACCTAGAAGGGTTGTAGGAACACTTGAATCAACAATTTCCTTTGTGACCGACGAGTAACCTACAAGGTTAGAACCTGTCAATTCAGCAACGCGGAGTGGCGCCATATAAATAGAATTCGCATTCGTGACATTAATTGCTTCATCTGTCGCATTAAAAACAATTGTATTTTCAGCCTGATTCTCAGAAACGTGTTTACCAAACCGGATTTTGGTAGACCGTTCAATGGTAGGTATATTTTTAACCATATTAATATAAGTATGTATTTTAATTTGCATAGATGAGACCGGCTAAACCATTTTCAATTCTGAGAATGTTATAGTTAACTGCATATATAGGATCGGATATATTTCGGGCTTGGCTATGTATCTTTGCTGAATCTAAACGACTAAAATTAAGTGTTCCTGTAGGCTGGAGAGAACTTGTCGATAAACAAAAAGAGTATAAAAAGAAATCGGGTGACGTTACGAATGGGGTGTGGTAATAGTTTTGTACCTCCATAAAATGTGGTTTTCCCCATCTAAAATTACCGATATCGAGACCATTAATTTCAATTTTAATCTTATTATCGGCGGATGTCAATGCACCATTAACTGATGTATCTGAACACGCGAGGTATTTGACTGGATGATTAAACGTAAGTTCTTGTGTAAGTTCTTGTGATGGTATACTTTTTTGAACTTGTGTGATAAGAATATCATGGTTTCGAGAAACAATATTACCACGTTCCTCGTTATCGAGGTAATAGTAATTTGAATAACACTCAAAGTTGTATGCTCCCGCTTGTGATCCCCAGTGAATACGTAATTCAACTTCATGGTATTGTAAAGCAACGATTGGTAATGCACACTGTGGACCTTCACAAAAGAAAAACCTTAACGGGTAAAAGTATGAACGTGCACTCACACCTGGGTGTGTCCCGTTAGAACTCTTTGAAACATTTGATGCAAATGTATCTATGGCTATTTTTTCTGTAAAGACTGCATCTTGCGTATCTACAACTTGTCCACCAATAAGTAATTCGACCTTATCTACGAGTTCGGTCCAATCTCCATAATCGAGTGCTTTTGTGTTATCGTCTATAGTAAAATATGTGTATCCTAATAAATCACCTGAACGTGGGAATTTTATGGATGACATTGAATTGTTTTTCACAGCTCCCTGTATCGTTTGCTTTTCGATGGATTGTGAAAAATTAGAATGTCTTTTAAAAGTTGAGTTAAAGAATGATATCTCTGGATTACCCATTATATGTTCATCTTGAGCACCAATGGCAATGAGTTGAACAATACCGGAAGACATTTATATTAATAAGAGGTTAAAATTATAGGTACGTAACGCCCTGAAATAATTAGTAAGGCATGTTCCTTTTTTTGCAAACGAATTTAAAAACGAAAATGGCATCGCCACACGCCAGTGTATCACCAGCTTGGTCGTCTAAGTTAAAAGTTACTCTATCGAGTTTTCTGATTGGGTTATAATATTGTTGAATAATTGGATACTCGTTTCTAAAGAACACGGCTGTTTGATTGGAGGCGGAACCATGTTTTTCATGTTGACACAAGATCGTTCCAAAAATACCGTTAAGGTGGTTATCGGCATCATCGAGATCTTTTTTCCCGCGTTGCGTGAAATGATTTTTAAGTTCCTCTATACCGATGTGTACACACCTCGTGGCATTATCGGTTATGTTAATACTCGCGGTGAGTAATTGTACCTGGACAATATTTTCGAGTGGTGTTGGTAAAAAAAGTGTAAAATCTGTATCACTCGTTGGATCCAGATTATCAAGTATAACAGTGTGATGTTCGTATTCGAAATCGGGTAAAGTGGACTGACTGGTCACTAACGCCATTTATATATACTGGAGATTTTACTTCATCTTATAACTCGATTGTGCGACGACCAATTTTTGGCCACCACAAATACCGCCTCTACTGTCGGAGTAATATTCACCGAGACACTCTTCCTTGGACTCGAGATTAAAGAGCGATTCTTCATTGGTCGTTTCAATATCGACTGGGCTGTAGTAGCTGGTTCTCAAGAATTGGAGAACACATATTATGGCGAATACAATCGCGATAGATTTTAGGGTACTTTTGTTTGTAGCGTTAAGTTTCATTTGTATTGAACATACATTTTTTTTATAAAGTGCGTTAAAGAAATTAGAATAGTTTCAATATAAAGATTAATGGACGGTGAGATTATACTTAATCGTTCTAGTACAAATGTTATGAAATTGGATGATAATGAACAGGCACTAATGAACGAGATTGAGATTGAGATACCAAGACCTCAGCCTGTAAAAAAAGGAATGCCTAGACCTATGAAGACACAATTTACACCACCACAAACACAAACTTTTCAGGAAGACATTGATTCTTTTGCTAACCCGAACAAACAAAATCACCAATCCGCTCCACCACAAGAGGAACCCCTTGATTACGGAGAATATGAGGATGATGAACAAGGTGATGGATATGATTACGGCGGTGGCGGTGGTATGGGAGGTATTTACACAGAAGAAGAAAAACCATCACCAGGGTACAAAACAATAGATGAAGAAAAAGCAGACCTTGTAAATAAGATCGGTCGTTTAGAAAAGAAAGGGTTTACCGTAAATAAACGTTTGAATGCATATTCACCTATAGACGAACTTAGAACAGAAGTGAAACGAATCACGTATAGCATAGACGTCGATAAATCCGTCAAATTCTCGAGACGAATGCTTATTGCATGTACTACAGGACTTGAGTTTATGAACAAAAAGTATAACCCGTTTGAAATACAACTCGATGGTTGGTCAGAAAACGTCATGGAAAATGTCGATGATTACGATGAAGTTTTTGAAGAGTTGTACGTTAAGTATAGATCTAAAATGGCAGTCGCTCCAGAAATCAAACTCATAATGATGCTTGGTGGTTCGGCGATGATGTTTCACTTAACAAATAGCATGTTCAAATCAGTCATGCCAAATATGAACGATGTTATAAAACAAAACCCCGAACTCGTACAAAATATGATGTCTGCGGTTCAGAACACGGTTCCTAAATCACAACAACAATCTGGTGATACGACAGATGCAAACGGGCGACGCGAAATGCAGGGCCCGGGCCTAGACATATCAAGTCTCATGGGTAATATCATGATGCCACCAACACCACCAATGAGTACGACCAGTATACCAGCAAATATTAACGCACCCGGTGACGATGATATGGACGATGATATTTCGGATATTGCAGAGGCCGATATAGAAAATTCTAAGAATGAAAAGGACGATATGGATAATGAAGTTCGTGAAGTTAAAGTTACCCAGACCAAATCAAAAAGAGGCGGTGGAAAAAAGAAAAAGTCGGTCGAAATTAATTTATAAATGATAGTATAAATGATAGGGTATTGTCCTTTAGACGAAGATCCTATTGAAAGACCCCAACGTCAGGAGGTGGTCGCCAAACCCCAAGTGGTGAAACGTAAAAAACGTAACATTTTGGGTGAGGACGACACCGAATGTAATTACGTTGTAATGTTTTTTATCGCGGGCGTTATTGCTCTAGCGGTTATGGATTCACTCCCATCTAAAAAGTGAATAGTAAACCATCTACCATCCTGTTTGTTCCAGCATGGTAAATGTGATTTTGTTTTTTTAACCTTTATATTTTAATTAATTACGCATTTTCGAGTGCGGTAACACGCGCTAATAGATCAGCGACCTGTGTTTCTAAAGTTGAAACTTTCGTCTTTTCAGCCTGTAATTGTCGATCAACTTCCTGTAAAGCCGCAGTGGCTATAGTAAATATATATTCTTTCTTTACTATATTAAAATTATCAACTTCCTGTCCCATAACAAAAACCTGATTACCCGAAACGACATTTCCGGTATCATCTACCGAACCAATAATATTTGTTAAATCTTCCTTAACGCGAATTGATTTTGAATCTATAACAGTGTCTAATGTAAGTCTTTCTATTTTATCGTATACACTTTTAACCTGTATTGTAGATGTTACGTTAGATGTTAATAGATCGGACGTGTTGAAGTTCGTAAACGTTATAACATTCGAATCGGAAACGTTCGAGAGTTCGTATATATTTGGAACTGAATTTACAGAATCCATAACTGCTTCAGGAAACACATTAGAAACTTCCTGTGCGATGAATCCATAAACTGTTGTATCACCCCGTTCTTTAGTATCTATATATTTATACGTTTTTGGTTCTAAGAGACGTAATTTTTCTAAAGCGGATGCATCGGTAACATCATTTATATTTGTTTTTATTCTCGAATCTGAAGCTTGCCAAGTACCAGTGTGTGCGACGAAATAAGTATTCGTACCTATAGCACTTGATGCGCGTATACTAAAACCAGAAAAAGTACCTGACTGACCAGTGAAATTCGATGCATTACTATCACTACCACCTCGGAAATAATTTCGTGCAGCGTTAGTAAACGTGTTAACTTGACTCGTCCCATTTATATCTAGAAAAGCCCCTGGTGTAGTTGTTCCCATACCAATATTACCACTTATACCATCTATCATCATTCTCGAGTTAGACGTACTCGCCCTATAAGCACTACCATTATTTTGCGATGTTTCTAAACAAAAGTGTAAATTTGCGCGACTCCAACCAACTGTGTCTGCTATTATAGCACACTTGGGTTGGGCAGTTCCACCAGTAACATGTGGCGTACCTAAAAATAAAGCTGCCCGATCACCTGCAGCATCACTGTATGACTGTATGTATACATTAGATTCTCCAGATGATCCTTCTCTTTTTACGTGTAGATATGCCTCTGGCGACGATGTTCCAATACCAATATTATCATATATTCGAACATTTCTATTTGAACTACTCGTTCCCGCACCTACAATATCCAATGCGTAGTTATAACCTGCACCACTAAACGTACTGTACCCAATTTTACCCGCATTGCTTTCTTTTCCGGATACACCCGTCCCCCATTCAAACGTATTTGATCCGGATAACGATGATCCGCCTCCACCACCACTTACGGTTGTCCAAGAAACAGTGCCTCCCGAACCACCACTCGTAAGAACTTGACCCGACGTACCCACAGTCCCGTTTGCTAGAATAGGCTTTAAAAAATCCGTCCCCGCCGAACTAAATTCCATGTGCGTATCTGTACTTAACGAATCCTTATTATTCGCTATTTTTAGTATATCGGAATCATCGTTATCTATACCCATAGACCAACCGGTAACATCTGTATCCCACGAGACAAACGGGTCACCCGAATTTGCGCCGTTTACTTTCATAGCCATTATGGCATGGTTTGTACTCGAAATACCAGTTTGTGAAAGAAATATACCGTTATTCGTTGGTGAGGTATTACTCGTAGACGCTAATACTTGTAAAGGCGCACCCGCGGATGAAGATGATCCGAGACAGATAAGGTTAGAGTTATTTTGTCGGAGAGTTCCCGTAAAGTTTATATCCCCCGTAACGTCTAACGGGTGTTCTGGACTATGAGTACCACCTATACTCAATCTATTTTCAATAAATGCATCCCCACCAACCGCCAATTTTTGTCCCGGTGGTCCCCAATTATACATTTCAGTAGGAGAAGCAAACTGTCCTATATAATTATCTTGTACTGCGTGAAACATTTGATTGTAGTGTGAATTGTAATGTGCCACCATTCCAATGTATACGTTAATCGCACTATCACCTAAAGGTGAACCAATATAATGGTTCGAATTATAATAAGACGCATTCGCTAAATTCGTACCTGATATACTACTTAAAAAAACCCCATTAATCCATAATTCTGTATTACTTAACGTTGTGATTTGTTGTGGTTTAAAAGAGTAATATACATGGTACCATTTATCTTTTGTTAAACTATAAGCTGGACTTGGTTGAATTTTACCAGTTCCAAAATTTAAACGTATATTATCATTTGTTACCTGTAATCTAAACCCTGTATGATTAGTCGCGTGAGGATTACCGTAACTTACTAGTGTTACACCGCCATACGTAGAGTGTTCGTTTATAAGTTTAAACCAAAGTGAACCAGATATACCGTTACCTGTTATACTTTTTACTACGGTACCATCACTATTATGTACACGAACACCTGTACCCGATAATGTAATAGCACCTTCACTCTCGTGGTGTGTTATGGTACTATTACCTACACCCTTACTATCTAAACGTCCTTGTTTATACGATGCCGAAGAATTAAATTCATTAAACGTATTCGAGTATAAATCGTTACCATTTTTAGTATGTGCAGACCTCGTATCGTATAAAATTTGCCATGGCCATTTACGACCTAAAAAACTCTGTCCATGTAAGTACCCCGCATTAACACGTCGTCTTCCAAATATATCACCTTCCACATCTAATAACGCCTTTGTTTCACATTGTGTGTTTTCAACACTGGTTTCAAACTCAGCATTTAATTTAAAATTTCCAGCTATATTCATTGTTAATGCGGGATGGTGATCATATTCACCATCTGCACTTGTGTTAAACTGATTACTATTATTCTGATTAACATACGTGTCTATACGAAACTCGTTTGATTTGAAACGAATCATATCGGGGGCATCTGCACTCGTCTTTTTAGAAATAAGGAGTTCTGAATACCCCTGCTGATTAGCATCGTTACCATCTTGATTAAAATGGTAAATTCTATTTTCAAGAGTTGTGTTTTCGTACGTGTTATCAAAGAAAGTACCACCAAACTTTATTTGTTTCTTAAACGTATTTTGTGTTGAACCGTCGTTCGGACCGACGAGAAAGGTATCAGCTGCACAGTACCCACCAACGAGTGAATTACCATCAAATCCACCTGTTAATTTATAAAAATAAAAAGTTATTCGACCGGTACTACCATAATCCCAAGCGGAAGCGGCTACAACATCACCTTTTGATATTGCAACTGTACCATAAGCATGGTCTACACTACTACCTAAATTTGTTTGTACTTCTGGTACTACTTCATAAAACCCATTACCATTCCAATCGAAAACCATAATACCACCATTTCCTGTATTCCCTCCAGAATTATATACTGCTGGCTGTATCATAAGCAATGCTACTATACGTTGACCCGTATAATCAACCGCAATATTCATACCTATTCTATTACCAGGTCTATTACCTACAACGCGTCCTTTACCTAATACCCAATCTGAATCAGTCGTACCATAATTCCACGCATCCAAACGACCAAAATTAGGGGATTGTTGTTTACCTGGGAAACTATACCTTGGTGAACCACCAATAAGACGGGTACCGTCGAGTGATAGTTTACACGTTGTTCCTAAAGCTGTAAAATCCCATATTACTGAATTACTCGAATTATCACCAGATAGTCCACTAGTCCAAGACATTTCGGTTTGTCCCCGAACAGGTTTACCGTATAAACTTGTATTTGATGCCCAACTTTTGTTCGTGTTACTCGTACTATAACACACGATACACCCTAATTGTGCCGTATTTTCAAAATAATCACTACCACCACCGGTACGATTTATAGAATCACTACCGGAGTACCCATCAAGGTTTGTAGAATTTAATAAACCTATGGGTGTTCCAGGTACACCTATAGCAATGTATTCGGCGTACCCGGATATATCGACATAGAATCCGAATTGGGGACTCGCGTTATTTACTTGGTAGAAGGCCTGACCAGAAGTTGCCGAAGACTCTATTAATTGAATTTCTGGTTCACTAATGGATACACTACTACCCGCATTACTAACATCAGTGTATGCACTTGAATCAGTTTTTTCGAACGTTTTCGACCACGTCGATCCATTAAATTCGTATATGTATACTTTACCACGTTTTTGTCCGTCGCTATCTGACTGTGTAAAATCACCTGGTGCGCCTATAATTATATGGTTACCTAGATCCTTCGCAATAGAAACCGACCAACCAAATCGTCTACCGGTAGTACTACTATCTGGACACGATATTGTATATACCGTCGGTGAAGTTACAACACCACTCGCGTTATGTGTCCATTTTTGCGAACCGGACCCACCTGGACTATGATAAACGTAAACTTTATTTTCGTGTGGCGAACCAACAACAAAACGATCACCGTCCCACGTACACGCAATTTGGTGTCCAAAATTACCGGATTTTGTTTGTGTATATTTTGACGACCACGCACTTCCTGACCAATAATATACATTAAAATTTGAACTCGTATTCGAACTCGCAAAATAATAAGAATTATCGAACGATAAATCAGATGACGTAGCTTTATAGGATATTGTTGCTAGTGTCGGGTCACCTGACGATAAAAGCGATGCCATTTAGTATTTGTAAATATTTAATAATTGTATAAATTTGTACAAATACGTATTTTTAAAAAAATTAAACTGATAATTGAGACGCTGGTCTTTCTGCAACGACCAATGTTTCTTTAACGTTATGTGAACGAACCCTTATGGTATCTGCGACTAATACTGAACCAGAAGGCAAGGTTAGTTTCTTAGCTATGTAAACATCGTCGTTGAAATACCCGTTACCTCTTACAATAAGAACATCACCCGTACTTGTTTCCTGTATACTCACGACCGTCCCGACCGATAACGTACTGGTAGGCTCGGTATTTGCGATCCCGTTAAATTGACTGGTTCCGGACGTGATTAAATTACTCGTCGTTAGTGTTCCTGTAGATCGTTTATAGTGTAAAGTATCCTTATCTGATTCTATATCTTGAGTACCATGATCATTCGCGTAAAGAATAGGTTGATTAGATGTTGAAGTGGTATCATCACCGATTGAAATCTGTGATACGGAAGGGGATGCCCAAGTTAAATTACCACCATTATAACTACTAAGGAATTTTGGTGTATTAGCATTTGGTTCGGGTGATATCGTGTTTATTGCCGATGTACCGTTACCTATTAATATATGATTTGTACCAATCGTTGCTAATCCCGTACCTCCGTGGTCGACGGGAACTTTTCCACTATTGTTACTTTCTTCAAAATTTAAGTGTGTTAATCCCGAACCGTTACCGGTATGTGTTCCCGAAAAGGTTCCACCCGTGATCGTTCCAGATAAGTTCGGACTCGCGCTCATGACGACATTTCCAGTACCGGTTTTTGTCGGTAATCTACCACTGTCAAGTGTTCCAGTACTTATATTACTCGCATTGAGTGAAGATAATCCAGAACCGTTACCGGTATGTGTTCCCGCAAAAGTTCCACCCGTGATCGTTCCAGATAAGAATGGATTCGCGCTCATGACAACACTCCCAGTACCGGTTTTTGTCGGTAATCTATCACTGTGAAGTGTTCCAGTACTTATATTACTCGCATTGAGTGAAGATAATCCCGAACCAGTACCGGTGTGTGATCCAGAAAAGGTTCCACTTGTAATTGTACTCGCTGTTATGTTACTATGAGTACCACTAATTGGACCTATAGTTAGAGTACCTGGGTTTGGTGTCCAATTGAATTTATTACCTTGATCTTTGAATACTGCTTCACCTTCGTTAATTAGAACGGGTCTAGCACCTGTCGAGTTATTTGTACTGATTGTAACTTTATCCGATTTACCCGACCATGTCGTATTCGTTAGAGTATTTGACGTACCGGACGATGGTCCTATAGTAATTTTATTTGCTTGTGGTGTCCAAGTTAGTTTACTGTTTTGGTCCTTGACTATTTGATCATTAGTACTGTTTAGTAATGGTATATTATGCGCATTATTATCGTTGTTATCGGTAACATTAACCTTTATTGATTTACCGCTATATTCAGTTGCGGTTAACGTACTGGACCCTAACGTAACTTTAGTAACGTTTATGTTTTTGGCAGCGTCACGAACAACTATATTACTCGCAAGATCGTTTGTGGACGCTTCTAAATTTATGGTTCGTCCCGTCGATGTATTATAATCAACTCCAGACGCATATTTCATAAACGTCGATCCTAGTGATAGAACACCACTACCACCACCCCCGCTACCAGAAGATGTACTATCTGGACCCCAATATAAATTATTACTTCCATCTATTTTTAAAATTTTATCGGTTGCACTAGATGCAGGTATAGATAATGTAGCAAATGTACCACCACTCGTTCCGACTAACAGATCACTTTTAGACGCACTACTAAACGTATTACCTGTCCCCCCTCGAGATGTACTTAGTGTTCCAGTACTTACGTTACTCGCATTAATAGTTGTTAACCTCGAACCATCGGTACCCCAAGAAACGTCCGTACCGTCACTTCGTAAAAACATACCCGACTCTGTACCTATAGAAAGTTTTGCGAGTGAATTATTTGCGTTCGAGTATACGATATCACCTCGCGTATACGATGTTTGTCCAGTACCTCCTTTATTATACGGAACTGTACCTAATCTATCGTTACTAAGTGTACCCGAACTTACGTTACTCGCGTTAAGTGACGATAACCCTGATCCGTTACCGGTATGTGTTCCCGAAAAGGTTCCACCCGTTATCGTTCCAGATAAGTTCGGATTCGTACTCATGACAATGTTACCTGTACCTGTTTTTGTTGATAATCTATCGTTGTGAAGTGTTCCAGTACTTACGTTACTCGCGTTAAGAGTCGTTAATCCTGATCCATTACCGGTGTGTGTTCCAGAAAAGGTTCCACCTGTGATCGTTCCGGATAAGGTTGGATTCGCACTCATGACGACATTTCCAGTACCGGTTTTGGACGGTAATCTATCACTGTGGAGTGTTCCGGAACTTATATTAGTCGCATTGAGAGTTGTTAATCCAGAACCTGTACCCGTATGTGTTCCCGCAAAAGTTCCACCCGTGATCGTCCCGGATAAAGTTGGATTCGCGCTCATGACAACATTTCCAGTACCGGTTTTGGACGGTAATCTATCACTGGCAAGTGTACCTGAACTTATATTACTCGCATTGAGAGTCGTTAATCCTGAACCGTTACCGGTATGTGTTCCCGAAAAGGTTCCACCGGTAATTGTTCCGGATAAGGTTGGATTCGCGCTCATGACAACATTTCCAGTACCTGTTTTGGACGGTAATCTATCACTGTGAAGTGTTCCGGAACTTACGTTACTCGCATTAAGAGACGATAATCCCGAACCGTTACCGGTATGTGTTCCCGAAAAGGTTCCACCCGTTATCGTTCCGGATAAGGTTGGATTCGTACTCATGACAATGTTCCCGGTACCTGTTTTTGTCGATAATCTATCGTTGTGAATTGTACCCGAACTTACGTTACTCGCGTTAAGTGACGATAACCCCGAACCATTACCGTTAACGTTAGTTGCTTCGAGACTGGTCCCGACGACAATTTTACCGGTTGTTACTATAGATTCGGCGGCGTTGGTAAAACTTATTGTATTGTTTATGACATTCCCTTGGTTGGATGCCTGTTGTAACGTTACCGTACCTGCAGTATTCGATAATAGACCACCGTCCCCTAAAAAAAATTTACCTGAGTTAACTGTAACGTTACCCGATGCCTGTAAAGATTCGTTCGTATTTGTAAGAATGATTTTGTTCGATGTAGATGCACCTGAGGTTGTAACTTGTTGCATGTTACCTACACTACCACCAACACCCGCGATATTGGATAAACCACCACCATCGCCGATGAATAGACCACTCGATTGTAGTTCTATATCCAATGTAGATATGTTCCCATTTTCAAGGGCTTCCTGAAGTGTCGAAGCACCTCCACCTCCGCCTTTATATTTTTGGACGTTACGACCAGTATCACAACAAGGCATTCTTACAAATAGGTATGATTAAAATTTAGATGTTTATGAAACAGGTTCCTTTTTTGAAACCAGATTCTGTTTCTTTTGGTAAACCCGATTGGGGTATATTAAATCCACCCTGTCTATAGACTTTGAGACGCTTATTATACATGGCATGACATATTGACCATTGGTCGAATATATCGTAAATGTGTGGATTATTCTTCTTACCGTACGTCTCGCGCATTATTCTTCCTATAGATTGTATGATATCGGATTTCGGTGTCGCTAGAATAACGGTATCGAGTGATGGTATATCGAGTCCTTCATGCGCTTGACTAAACGTTGCGAATATGATTCGTTTTTTACTCGATTCTGCTAAATCAACCTCTTTCATACCACCCATGTAAAGCCCGGACGTTTTCTTAAAACTTTGGTGTAAAACTTCACAGTGATGGCGACGATCACTTAATACGAGAACTTGACGTGTCGTTTTTAAAATATCCTTTATAATTTTTGCGATAACAATGTTCCTTTCTCTATCTTCCGTAAGTTCAGTAATCATGGTCGCGAGTGAAAGTTTTCCGAAACGTGTACACGGAGGCGGGTCTCTAAATCGTTGACACGAATATTGAATCGGGAAAACCTCGACTTGTTCTTGATTTTCACGTTCTACACTAAAAAATGTCGGGCCCATAAACCAGTGTAAAACCTTGGTAAGACCGTCTTTACGAGTTGGTGTTGCCGATAACCCAAAAATATGTTTTGGACACATTTTAAAAAGTGATTGTGAAAATACTTTGGCACATATATGATGCGCTTCGTCTACAATAACTGTACCTATACTATCAAAATCATTAAACGAATATTCTTTGAGTGATAAAGATTGAAGCATTGCAATGACAAAATCACACTCCGTCTCTTTCTTATTCTGTTGAACTATACCTATAGATGCACCCGGACAAAATTGTTGGATACGCTCTTTCCATTGGTTCGCTAAAAATTCTTTATGAACAACGATCATGGTTCTATACCCTAATTTACACGCTATGGCCAAGGATACCGTCGTTTTCCCAAAGCCGCAAGGAAGCGAAAGAACACCATTCCCGGCTTTAATTGCAGCAGACATTGCATCATTTTGATGGGTTTCATCACGTAGTTTTCCATTAAACTTTGTTGTTATTTTAATTGGCTCGGGACGACGATCTTCTTTAGGCGGTCCGAACTTTTCTTCACCGTAAAACCGAGGAACACATAGACCTAATTTTGCTTTTCTGAATACTTTAAAGGGAGGCGGAGGAAATCCAAACTCTGTGTTCACTACCGCGCGAACTGTGAGTTCTTTTTTGATTTCCTGTGTCTCTCCTGTAATATATCCCGAACGTGTAAGACTCATTTGCTAATATTAGTTTTTAAACTTTATGTACTTCAATATCCACGAATACCCGCTATGTTCGTGTGCATTCCAAACACCATTAAACTGTATTTCAGTAAGAACAGAGTCACCTCTTTTTAACGATTGAACTGGGGTATCACCGTCGACGTTACACATAACACGACGGTACCTAAACGGGACCTTAACTTTTAAAACGTTACCATCGAGTGGATCATCGAGTTTATCTGGAAATAAAACACTACCCGTTCTATGTTCATGTAATTCTCTTATGTATTGACTAACCTTTTCTGGTAAACGAATTCTTAAGTATTTCTTATCGTTATACTCGTACATCGGTTCGTATACGATTGCTTGAACAGGAAGTGTCATTTTGTCTTTCTATATATTATTGTAAGAATCAAAACTATAAGTATGAATAATAACAGATCGGTTACTAGGAGTGTCTTTAAAGGTCGTTTCGTGTTAAAATTTTCGTTACAAAATCGCCTTCCTACTTCTATAGCTGCTTCTATACTTGAATAAGGTGTTTTTCTCTCAGACATCATACCACATAAAGCAACTTTAGAACACTTTCCGTAAAATGGAACTTGTCCGTGTAAACTTAAAACACCCGACGATTGATCAGATACCCATTTTCCATTTTTCCAGTTACACCCCCACCCTATTCTAATATCTAATGGTTTAGGAACGTTAAGTTGTTCAAAAACTTTTGTTTTTAATGTATCTGGATCGGTGGTTAAAATTTCTTCGGTCAGATCGCATATAACACACGATATAGTTTTACGGTCGGAAAGAACGACGGGTTGTATTTTAAACTCGGTTTCCATCGCGTATTCGAGATCAATTTTTGGTAAATATATTTCCTCTTCGTAATCAAAAAGTACATTGATACATCCGTAAGTACTTGGACCTATTTTTTTCTGTATATCTTCTCCCCAGTTATTTTTAACAAGATTTATTGCTTTACCATTGTCTATAGCCATTATTAACATACCATCATTTATACGACTACCATCTTCGAAAATACCAACGTATTCATCTTTACCGTATTCTACATTTGTAAGTTCTGTGTTAAACTTGAATATGGCACCTTTTTTGACGAGTTCCTTTTGCATTTTATCGGACATTATTTTACCCGAAACTCTTTGTGTGTATTGTTTAGATAATCCAACGTGATCGAAACTTTTCACAAACTCATACGCCGACATTACATCCCATGTTACACCATCCATTATTAGTGTTAACGTGCTAATAGCACTTTTACCAGTTTCTGAAAGTTCCCCGATTGCATCTTTCAACGTTATACTTTTGTATTTGTTTTGATTCGATAAAACTCTAACTGCGAGAGAAGATAATGCCGCGTAATCTTTTGGGTTTAAGTATTTCAAAATTGTTGTGTAAACACGAGAATCAACTGGCTCAAACATTTCGTCCCACGATATACCCATTTGATTAAATAAATCGTTTGTATTTCTGTAAGCGTTACCAAAAACTATTCTGTGTGCATGAATATCTCTTTTATTTCCTTCGGGTTCCCACCACGAACCTCCTGCATCTTTTTTACGATCGTATATAATAACTTCGTGTTCTTCTGATTTCAAAAGTTCCCATGCAATTGACATACCCGTTGGTCCTGAACCAACTATATGAATTCTCATTTATATTACACTAGAGAATTATTATGTAATATAATATAAGATGTCGCTATGTGCGTTAAAAATACCACCAATGCGTAAGACTAAAACGTGGAAATTTGCTGGTAAATTTTTATGGAAACGACAATTTGAAAAGGACCAGGTAAAATTCGGAAAATGGACTAGGGATCAATTAATTGATTTAGGACCAACATTTATCAAATTGGGACAAATTGCATCAACCCGGGCTGATTTATACCCGTTAGACTTTATAAACCAATTAGAATCTTTACAGGATAACGTACCATCAATTGATAAATACTATATAGAAACCATTATCAAAGAACATATTAATTCCGATATGTTTTCCAGTTTTGATTATGAACCGTTTAAATCTGCAAGTATAGGTCAAGTTCACAAAGCGGTATTAACTGATGGTAGAGAGGTGGTTGTCAAACTAAAACGTCCTGATATATACAATATCATGAAACAGGATACAGACGATGTCCGTGATATAGTTAATTTACTCGAAAAAATTGGTGTTGATACGGGTACAGGTTCAGGTTATGTACTTAACGAGTCTATAGAATACTTATTAGCGGAAACCGACTACGAAAAAGAGATGGAAAATGCAATACGTTTTCGTAAATCGTTTAATAGAATGAAATGGGTAAAAGTTCCAAAAGTGTACAAAGGGTTATCGAATGAGAATATGATTGTTATGGAATATGTTGAATCTGAAAAACTTGCCGATATATCGGACCCAGATGTAAACGGTAAGAAAGTGTGTCAGGCACTCATTAATTCGTACGTTATTCAAACAATGGACTACGGATTTTTTCATGCTGACCCACACCCGGGAAATATTGGGTTTTCTAAAGAAGGAAAATTGGTATTTTATGATTTTGGATTAATTATTAGTTTAAGTGATGATATAAAAGAAGGATTCCAAAACATATTCATTTCTATTATAAATAAAGATACAAAGGGTATTGTTGATACACTCATAAAATTGGGTGTTATTTTACCAATGTCATCCGATACGAGTGACATTGAACTTTTTTTCAAAACAGGTTTAAATTATCTCGAAACACTTGATGGTAAAAACCTACGTGATGACATTTTACAAGATGAACTTCTATTATCTTTGGCACAAACGAAACCGTTTATCATACCAACATCGTTCGTATACCTTGCAAAAGCATTCTCCACTATAGAAGGTACATGTGTACTCCTAGATCCAGATTTTACGTATCTCGAGTACTTAGAACCACTTATCAAAGAACAGGTTTCTGATAGTATAGATATAGGTAGTATGTTAACGACGTCGGTCGAAATGCCTAGTCGGATAAAGAATATAAGTACGGCCATGTTGGATATGGAACAATCGCGTGCGTCTATGAAAAGATCGATGGAAAAATCACGAAAAGAAATGAGGTACGTACAATATAGTGTTTTATTGGCTGTATTTGCAGGTAACTTGTTGGAACAATATAAGGAAGTGTCTGTATTTTTAACATTAATAAGTCTAGATTTAGCGCTTAGGGCTTTTCGTAAAAATCAATAGCGGTTGTTTCTGACCCAGGTGTTGTTGGGGTTTTATTTTTTTTGAAAAAATCTTTATGTTTTTCAAATAAACTTTTGGTACGCTCAACTTCATCACCAGCGATTTCTTTTATTTTGTCTTTTATACCATCAACTTCTCCATCTCTTTGTTTACGCAGTTTCTTACCAAACTTCTTAAACTTTTTCTGTGTCGAAGCAAATGTAGCGGTTATTGAGGAAAGTGAAAACATGTTATTACTTATTTATTACTAACATTTTTATTTTTTCTTTGATTAGTATAAGTATGTTAACGGATAGTGATATTCGTAAAAAGATTACGCAGGTACGTAAAAACCAGGGTCAAATATACGCACCTCTTAAATATTTCAGGGGACTTTCTTCCCTGAAAGAAGTTGAAACGCGGTATAAAAAGATGTTGAAAAAGGATTACAGACCATTTAAAACCGATAAAAAAGTCGAAACGAAAAAGTCAAGTTATACGTCGAAGTTCCGTAAAAGGTACCCGGGTGTAACGAAACTGAAAGATATATCCAAGGTGACTGGTATACCGTTAAAAACTTTAAAAATAGTGTACGATCGTGGGTTAGCCGCATGGCGAACGGGACACCGACCGGGTGCGAGTCCACAAGCGTGGGCGTATGCGCGCGTACACAGTTTTGTTGTTAAGGGGAAGACGTATTATACGGCTGATAAGAATTTACGTTAAACAAGTTCCTTAACTAAATCGTCTATACTTTTATAGTACCGTTTAAGGTCTTTCATGAACCGTTTATTCTTTTCGAGATCTTCATCAACCTTTCTGTTTTTATACACGTACGCTAAATTCGATTTCGAGTACCGCGTCCGTTTTTGGTTTTCGTTAGGTTTCCTCGGTACGAGTTTTTTATCCTTTTTCGCAACGCTTTGCATGGGTTCAATACGTTTCGTAAAACTAATAGCTTGCATGACCGTATCGGCAAGATCGTCTTTCTTTTTGGATGCGTTGAATATAGGTATCCAGTGTGCGTTAACCGTGTTATTCCATATAAATTCCTGACACCTTTCTACAGATGCCTTTTTCCGTTTATTATACATGACTTTACCGGGACCCGCAAAATCGGGTATTTTGAAACGCGCATCGTAAATGATCGTTTCGGCTTTTGGGTTCCGTATTATATAATAGGCGTGTAAGAAATGTTCGACCATTTTCATTTTCCTATTTTTATCGGGTTGTTTCTCTATAAGAATTGTATCCGCTTGTAAAATCCACGGTTTTTCGTCTAAATGGTTTCTGAGTGAAACAAATAGTCCATCTTTATGTTCAGGGGGTACACCAGACACATCCCACTGAACAATAAGGTTCGACGTTTCGTCGAGCATACACATAGCTAAGTTACGTATACCGACGTCTATACTTAAAATCATTAATATAAAGGAAATTTTTATCTTTAAGTTACGTTTAGAAACCACCACCCACTGATTTTGCACCGGCATTAGCTCCAGTCTTGATCGCATTTTGACCAGCATCGGACAAGGCAATCATGACAAAGCCTGCGATAACGACACACAAAAAAGAGGAACTCGCCATGGAAACGTACATTCCTCCACCACCGAACATGTTACTGAACATTGTACCGACAGATTCAAAAACACCACCGAGACCACCACCCTTTGTTTTAGTTGTTGTTTCGAGTTCACCAACAATTCCATTAAGGACCGTACTATCCATGATAGATTTGGTTATAGTGTTCGTGATAGCTTTGGCGGTAACTTGTGCTGTTATATTTTGAGAAAAGTCAACTTCATCGTAACAGTTAACGATTGTAAGTTCACCCGATTGAATGTTAACCGAAGTCGCAGCAACCGTGTTTACATTTTCGGTCGTGATTTGTGTATCAACAATATTTTGGATTTCTTGTTCGACTTTTGTACTCACGTCCGATTGAACTTTAGCAGTTTGGAACATGTCACCTTTTGTTTCTATATCTTGAACTGCCGCCTGTTTCAAATCGTTTGCAATTTCGTCTTTCATGTCGACGATATTTTCAGGTTTAAATTCACCTTCGCACTCAACGGACGATTTAATAGATTGTCCTGCGGTAATGGGACACCCTTTATGTGACGTACCAATCATTATTTTCATTTCTTGAATGTTAACGCCAGATGCGTCACACGTTTGGATATTCGTTGTGGATTGTTTGAATATTTTTTGCGTGAGAGATTTCATTTTAAATACATTTTCAACGGTTTGTGTCGTACCACAATCGCCCATACCAAGGATACAGACCATAGTTTATTTTAAAGTAGTCTGAGAAAAAAAATAACACTACTGTATAAAATGGGAGTCAAAGACATTATAGCAGAAATGAAAGAAAGAAGAAGATCTTTGACCGCTTTTAAAGAAACTAGAAAAGTATGTGGAAAATGCTTGAAAGATGGTACATGTGATTCGGATGCAGTAAAAAAAGAACCTATACCAGTGAAATTTGGTAAAGATAAGGGATATAATTTTACTGTTAATAAAGGAACGTGTCAAGAAGATATAACTATGTGTTCTCAGTGTATAGACGCCAGTATAGACGACGATTATCCATGTGGAGAATCTGTAGAAAACCGTGACGAATGGGTACCCGAATGTAGAAAGTATTTGAAAAAAGCAGGGGTTAAAATACCGTTAACACCAGAAGAGGCTGTTATATTATATGGCGGTGGTGGATTTACCATCATGTCTGTGAGTTGTTGTTGTTGCATGTTACTGTTACTGATGACGAAGATGAAGTAAAAAAATATTCGCGTATATAAATGAAGTTTGATAAGCGAATTATCATAGTATTTGCAATTATATGTACGATTTTATTCATGTTTTCGTCGAAAGAGAAAGAACTGTTACTTGGTTCAGGCGATAAATCTGAAATTAGAACGTATATTCGGGATAATAGAGATACCTTAGACGAAAAAGCGTTTCTCGTCTATGGTCGTTTCAAGGTACTCACGATGGACAAGGATATCCACCGCCAAGTTTTAGAAGCGTCTAAATCAAAAGACGTTTCCAAACTCGAATCAATTCTCGATAATTTATAAACAAACAAATAAATAAATACTTTTCATTTATACGTATTTTTATCTCAGTACATATAAATGGGTTTATCAAGTGATATGGGTAAAGTCGCATCTGCAATTAAAGCAATAGCATGTGGTTTTGGTCTCGCTGATTGTTGGGAACCCAATTATGACTTTAGTCCTGAACTATTATTAGGTTATTACCTTGGATTTTTCAAGGGGAGATCCTGTAAAGGTGGTTTATGTATGCCTGTAGGAAATTATCCATCTAAATCGGAACAAGATCTTGTTGCAGACGTCAGAGGGGTTGGTGGGGCCCTAATTGCTATGTATGCTGTAGGTGATATAATTATAAAAATAGATGGGAAACTTTGGGAACCCAAAACAGGGGAAGACGACGATGGTAATGACATTTGGGATCCACGTAGCGATGCTATATGGCCTCTTGTTGATAATACTTTGGGACTTCCTGTATGGGACCCGGAACTGAAACGGTTTGTAAAGCCAAATAATTCATCAGTTTTAACTATAGAAATAGGAGATTTAGAGGAGGATAAGAAATTGGCAGCTATACAACAATATTACTCAAAGGTAAAAGATTACGGTGAGGATAATATCGCTTATAAGTTTTGGCGAGGGATGGGTGTTAATTGGTGTACTCACGAGGAAAACGATTATAAACGTTTGGTCGATAAGATATCGTTACCGTTAGACGGTATAGATTGTAGATCTTTACCCGAAGTAGATTTCCCTAAATTATCGGATAAATGGTGTAGGGAAAAGACGAACATAAAAGACGATACGCAAAGAATATGTAACACGGACGAACCTGTACAGGGACTCGGTGAGACGAAGTACCGCGAAATTGCCGAATGGTACTGTGATAAAACACCCGAGGATTCGTGGTGTCGATGCTATAACGCAACGAACCCCGAAAAACAGTGTGGTGGTTTATACGACCAGGTTTCTGTTGTTAAACAGGAAGATTTGGGCGATAAGTTTTGTACGGAGGAAGGGTCTATACACCAAGATATATGTAGAGGTTTATGTTCATCACCAACGACAGTTTCTAGGAAACAACCCGCGAGTAGTGCCGCATGGGACACACCCGAAGCCGATGCGATTATTAAAGAGTGTTCGGGAGCTAAACTGAACAAAATATGGGAAAAGGACGGTGAAGGTAAACGTAAACTTACATCGAACACGTTTACGGGACCCTCTGATAAATGGAACGTGGGTGAATGGGCACCCCGCGTTAGTTTGAAAACACGTGATGGCGCTCGGTGTGATTCCATAAAACATAGGTTCGAGGCACTTACATCCGCGTTTCAGTTCCCCCGAGACGATGTTGTTAATAGTTTGAGGTGTACAAACAAAGCGTGTTGGGCCTTGGGTCAACAATACAAACCTACAAACTTTGAGGAAGGGTGTTCAGGTATGTTTACGTGTGGTGAAGGACGCGCAGCTTTTAAACAGAGTAACGATGACGTTGTTCTATCATGTTGGCGCCACAGAGGTACGGGTACGGATCCTGCCGAGTTCCTTAAAAAACACGGGTTTGGTGCGGATGCACTCGATCCTAAGAATATGGCGAATAAACAGGAAAAAGAAGAAAAAAAGAAACGAACTAAAAGTGATAAACTAGATAATTTAGCAAATAATACATCACTTCAGGTCGGTACATCATTCTTTTCAGTTATATGTTCATCATGTCTTTGTATAATATTCATGTTAAATTCTAGAAAAAAGTAAAAAATATTTATACGTATTTTAATCTCAGTACATATAAATAGTTCATACAATGGGTGCATGTAAAGCGTGTACTTTCAAACATCCAAATTCTGGTGGTTGGGGACCAAGATGTACTGGTCCTGGTTATGGGAACAATATGGGAACGGGTGCGAGTACAATTAAAGTATACGCAGACGACGAAGATTGTTTATTAACTGCCCATGCAGGAACAGATTATACAGGACGTGCTATGTATTTAAACGTTAGTAATCAATCCATATTAAATAATCTTGATGCTAGACAAAGATACCACGATGACAATTGGGATAACGACCCAGAATCTATTAAAGTTGAACGAATTCCGAGTGCTAATCAAAATCAATTCGAGTACCATTTACCTATAAAAAGATATACACCTCATAAACCCGGTGATAATCATTGTGGTGGGTGTAGATGGTGGCCAGATGTTAAGTCTTCGGACCCTAAAAATGCTAATAGAGACGATGTTCTTTTAAAAGATATTAATGCAAATGAAGGTTGGTCTAATGATTACGTAGGTAAACCATGTCCCGGAACGACTACAGCATATTTTAACTCAAAATCCGGTGTTAAGTGTATATACAATAAAAATGACGCAAATTTTTTAGAAATATTGGACAGGACTATAAAAGATCATGGAATGATAGGCGATCCTCGTCAACCAATGTATGATTACCTAAGAGGAGAAACGTGTAAAGTGTCTAGTAATCTTAATAAGGTAGTAACGAAAGATCAGAAAACATGTAAAGATTGGGATACGAGTAAAGCATTAGCAAAAGAATGGTGTGAAATAGACGATAATATAGTGGACGATACGTTAAATTTGTGTACACCCGCGCATTTAGGAGCTGATTTGTATAATACACTCGCTGAACAGTACTGTGTATCTAATCCCGATAAAGATTTTTGTAAGTGTTATAACGTCGTAAACTATAAAACGGTTTGTGCGAATAGACCAACATCGGCGGGGTGTGCGGTGGCAAAAACTAAATTAGATTCAATCGAAGAAAAATTAGGTATAGAAAACGCAACCGATGCCTTACCATGTGGAACAGCGTGTGCGGGGGCAAATGTGTATAAACCCGATGGTTTTATGTCGGGGTGCGATATTACTTATAACGCGTGTATACAAAAAATCGATGTTGGAGCTTCATACGATGAAATCAATGCTGTGTGTAATATCGATTCGACGAGTGGTTTAACTGATGGTGAATCAGGTGGATCGGGTGGATCGGGTGGTTCGGGTGGTTCGAGTACTGTTCCGACGAGTGTTCCGACGAGTGCCGTCGAAGAATTGAAAAAAACTATTGCTGAAGATAAAAAGAAAGAGGAAGAGGAAGCTAAGAAAACGAAAAAGAACCTTTTGATCGGTGGTGGTGGTGGAGGTGTTTTATCGAGTATATCGTGTTTGATATTATTAGTAATAATTGCAATGGTAATGTCAAAAAAAAAGGGTGGTGGTAGACGAAGGTAAAAAAAGTATTTATACGTATTTTATTCTCAGTACATATAAATACCCCATACAATGGTGTGTACAGTAAAGATGGGTAATTATCCTAACTTTACACAGCGTGAACAATGGACAATTTCAGGTAATGGTGATCACGGAATGAAATATAACGACGCTGTAGAAAGTTGGGAAATTACAGGGTGTGAAAATTCATCCGTTGTATTTTACGAACATGGTGATCATAATCGGGGTCAACAGGCGAATGTACTTACAAATGGTAAATACACTAAGTATAACGAATCGAAATGGATAAACTCTCATGGTCCATATGCGAGTGATGTAAACGGTGTATCTGCTGCGAAAATACAAAGTCCCGGTAGTGAATCATTAGTTAACGGTGGTACAATCAATGCTACTATAGATATACCCGACGGGGAAGGTCCGTCGGGCGGAGGTGACAAACATGTAATGCATGCTAATTGGAATAATTATTTAAAACCTAACCAAGACCATGGTTTATCCGATCATTGTCCAGGTGCGACATGGAAAGCATGGCAACACGCTAAAACAGCCGATAAACCCGCTAAAGCTCTTTGTCAATGGCCTATAACCGAAAATAACATGGCCTCTTTAGCTGCGAGTGATAAAACACACGTAAAAGGTAAGTATAATACTATAATAAACCGCGTATGTAATGCCATAAAAAACGATAATCCAAACTTTAAAACGGGTAGAGCTAATAACGAAACGTGTTGGGATCTGGTAAATACACAAAATTTTATGAAGGATTATTGTTTCAAAGAGAATAGAATGTCTGATAATTCCCTGTGTAGTAAATCTAGTTTAGGTGATTCGTACGATATATTAGCAACAGAGTATTGCGTAGCTAATCCTGATAAGGAGTTTTGTAAGTGTTATAACGTCGTAAACTACGAAACGGTTTGTGCCAATAGACCAACATCAGTGGGGTGTGCAAAGGCAAAAGAGGTTTACGATAAGTACGTTGGGTTTAATATACCCGATCCAAACGTATATTTACCATGTGGAGATGCATGTAAAGGAGCAAATAATTACCAACCACCAGGACATGACGATGGGTGTAGTGGTACAATTAATGCGTGTGTAATGTCAATAGAGATTGGAGAAGCAAACGATGAAGTTAACGCCGCGTGTAATATCGATTCGACGAGTGGTTTAACTAAGAGTGGATCGGGTGGATCCGGTGGTTCGTCTAGTGTACCATTATCAACAACACAAACATCCGACTTGGAAAAGACCGTAGCTGAAATGAAGAAACAGAAAGAAGACGAGGACGAGGAAGCTAAGAAAACGAAAAAGAAACTATTGGTCGGTGGTGGTGGTGGAGGTATTGTATCGAGTATATCGTGTTTGATATTACTAGTAATAATTGTAATGGTAATGTCAAAAAAAAAGGGTGGTGGTAGACGAAGATAAACTGAATAATACTTAAAGAAAAAACATTCCTTATGTTTATATGAATGTGTGGTGTTGGTGGTGCTGTCACCCATTCGAAAGTACGCCTTTACAAATGCCTTATAAACATGACGAACGTCGTAATAAATTTCATACATCCGGTAACTTTTGTTCGTGGAGTTGTATGAAAATGTACGCTATAGACAAATACGGGTGTAACCGAGGAGGACTTATATGTGGTAATATTGTGATGATGCGTCGTAAGCTTTTCAATAAGATAGGAACTATAAAACGTGCACCCCATAGACAAAGATTAGACGTTTTCGGTGGAGATTTAACAATAGATCAATTTAGGGAGAATCAAATAGTTGATAAGGAAGAACCTAAAGAAATAAAAACGGAACCCGTACCCGAAATAAATATACCTATAGCACCAAGTACTAAGAAACTGAGTGATATTAATAGTGCTACGGGTAAAAACGAGACGTTACGTTTGAAGCGCGCTAAGCCACTCAAACGAAACGCGAATAATTTAGAATCAGTATTGGGTTTAGTTATCAAAACAAAAACCTAGAACACGTACTTGTTTATTTGTAGGACGTGATTTTGGAATATTAATTGATCGACACGAATGTACCCATCTTTCTCCATCGTGTGCGATCCATTTAAAATTATATTTCTCTATCATTTTTCTACATAAAACACACGGTAGCGATATACCGTCACCATAACTGGTTTCACGAGATATCACTAATGTACCATGTTTTCTATTCACCCATGACGAAAACTGGTGATTCTTATACCCTCTTTTTAAAAAATCACGTTTTAAAGTTTTTATGAGTCGTCTTTCGGAACAGCATGTAGAATCACTTTTCGATTCGATGTTTAATTTGGTTGTATAAGTAGTCACGGTTGTGTATGACATTTGTTTATACAAGCGAATTATTTTTAATATCGTTACAGTTATTACACACTTTTCCACTATACACGAAAGAACAGTGATCACACTCGTTAAGTATTCGAACTTTACGTCTAACGAGCTTATTCTCAGAGTACATTACCAAATCTCTTATTGTTGATATCCCATATATAACCATTGTTTCTAAAGTTGGGAATTTCATTATGTTTAGTATACGCGTAATAACTTTATGTTAATTGTTTAGGCACCCAAACACCCGAACATTTTTTTACACCCTGCATTCGTTTTCAACATGAGAGCAAAACTATCAATCATACTAGGAACCATAGCTTTTAAAAGTATTTCAAATTCGGTATCGGTATCACCTTCGTCGATTTGTTCAATGACGGAAAAGATCAAATCTTGAACGAGTTCCTTCTTATCAGGACCAGAAATAGTTTTAAGATTATTTGCTTGGAGCATGAGCGTCGAAACCAGAATACAAACGTTTTCTTTCGTGATACGTTTACCTCGATACCTTTCAACAATTCTCTTCATTTCCGAGGCGACTTGTTTAGACTGTTTGGATTTCGAATCATAGTTTGCGACAATTTTGTCCGGGGTAGCTGACATTATTATATACTATTTTATAAAATAATTTCTTTAAGTATTATAATGAACACCGACGATAATATCGCTTTTATTGCCATAACTATAGGTTTGGCACAAATGATGATGCTCACGAATAAACTCATAAATACCAAAGATATATCTTATTATAGTCTGGAGTACGTTTTAGCTGGTATTCTTGCCAGCACACTTTGGATAATATACCAGTATAGAAAAGGTGCTAACTTTTCCGTCATGTATTCAACAGCCGGTTTGTTTTTGGGGTTATACATATTAAAAAGGTTATTGAAGGAAAGAAAACATAAAAAAGAAAAATCTTCTTCTATATAAATGCAAACCATTACTTCACCGCGATTAAATACCGTACCAATTACACCAAAACTATACAGAAAACGAGTTAGTAAAACAGTAACGCGTGCATCTAAAGACGATACGGGTATTAATTGGAAATATGTAGAAGCTATTAATGGACGCGCAGCTATGTATGGTACTATTTTGGGTGCGGGTAATTGGGGACTCACGGGTTTAAACGTTATCGAACAAACACACTATTTACCATTTTCTATAATGGGTCTAGGTGCCTCTCTTATATCTATAGGTACAATGACGAATGCGATTAGTAAGTTATCCGACGAGGATTTCGAAACCTTTGCGTTAATTAATACGGGGCGTCTTGCAATGGTTTGTTTCACAGGTTTGGTCACCGCAGCTATCGTCGGTGTTTAATAGAGGTATATTAGTATTCTGTATTATATAACCAACAAACTGAACCATTTTTATTTTTTCTTCTAAACTAAATGTTCCTGCCCCACGCATCACGTGGGTCAAGAGGATAAACATTAAATGAATAGACTCATGTAGTTCCATTTAATGTGTATTATTTTTTAAAAATTACGAAAAATTACTTGAAATTTGGGTTTGGAACCCCGTTTTTGTTATTATTCATAACTGGAGTCATTGACACGTTTGGTACGGATACACCGTTACCGTTACTGTTACCCATATCTATCATTTTATATACCAAAAATGCGTTCACGAGTAAATAAGATACAAGTGCTACTGAAGTCGTTCCTACGTACCCCTTGTCTTTACACTTACTATCATTCGCCATTCCTAACGACATAGCAGCCGCGAGGAAACCAAATATAGCGTATAAGATGAACATGTTATCACCACTAAAAAAATCGGTATCTTTCAATTTTAATATGATTGGTACGATGATTGCAATCGTTAACGTGTGACTAAGAAACATCTTAATATTTTTCCATTTTTGACTCTCCTGAACATCGGTACAATTTTGAAACGTATTTATACCTAATCCTGCGATTATAACATATGATATTATGAGAGCGATTTTTAAAGAAGGGCGCAATTCCATTTTTATACTATTGTCCTAGAAAATTAATGAGGTCTTCTCTTGTTTTCTTTTGTGACCATCCTAATGATTTAAGTTTATCCGATGATATGTAATACCGAGAATCATTGAAAGGACGATCATCTACGTACGTGATCCATCTATGGTACTCTTCTGTATTTTTGTTTAGCTTAATTATAAGTTTTGTAACATCTAATACGGATATTTCATCATCTGACGCAATGTTATATATTTCTCCAGGATTACCACGTTTCCAAACAATTTCAACCGCGTCTACAACATCGTTAACATGCATAAATGCACGTTTAATATTAGCACTCTTAAAACCGTGTATAGTACACATTTCACCGTTACGCAAAGCTAATTTGAATTTGGGTATAAGTTTTTCTGGATACTGATTTGGCCCGTATACGTTATTACACCGTATCGTTTTGATATTCATTTTATACGAGTCAATATATGACTGAACTATCATTTCAGCAGCAGCTTTAGAAGCTGCATATGGGTTTGTTGGTTTTAATACACCTGTACTTTCTGTAAATGGAACATCTGTATTTGATTCACCGTACACTTCATCTGTGCTAAAGTGTATAAATTCTACATTTGGTTTAATTTCTCTAAACTTATCCAAAAGAACATGTGTCCCGTACGTATTATTTAATGTAAAATTCTTTGGATCGTTGAATGAGTTATCTACATGACTCATTGCCGCAAAATGAAATACGGCGTCAAAATCGTATTGTTTGATTAGATACCCAATCAAATTATTGTCACGTATATCACCTTTAACGAATGTTGATACACCCGGGTTTACGTTATATAAATTTGAACAATAATCAAGTTTGTCTAAATTTACAAACGTAATATCGGGGTACCTTTCTTTCATAATATTTAAGAAATTGGATGCGATAAATCCACAACCACCCGTAACTAGAACGTTAGTCATTTATTTACCTTTGGCAAAATTTTTAAGTAAATTACACACACGATCAACATCGTCGAGCGTCATACCATGGTGTGCACCTAAAAGAAACCCATTTTTCATAATTGTATCTGCATTATAAAATTCCTGTTTGAATTCCCTAAAAGCTGGATGTCTTGTAATATTACCCGCGAACGTAACACGTGTTTGAACATCGTTTTCTTCGAGATACTTTATAACACCGAGACGATCATCACATTGAAGGGGTATGGCGAGCCAATTTGGTTTTTTGGAATCGTCTGGTAATGTATAATACGAACACTCTTTTAAATTTTCTACATACCTTTCTATTATTTGTCTCCTAACTTTCAAAAACCCTTCGAGTTTATCGAGTTGTACGAGCCCGAATGCGGCATTCATTTCACACGCTTTTAAATGATACCCAGCAACACCATATAGAAACTTCCAATCATACGGAATACCATCAACCGAATGGTTAAACCTTTCTGAAGGTTCTTCTATGTTATCACCTATACGTCCCCAATCTCGGAACATGAGTGCACGTTTATACTGTTCTATGTTATTGAACATGACCATACCACCAACACCACCCGCGGTAATAACATGGCTCGCATAGAAACTCGTTGTACTTATGTGCGTACACTCGGTCCGCGTGATTGTATCTGCAGAGTCTTCAATAAGTGGTATACCGGGACAAACTGATCTAATACCTTCCCAATCAGGTACGTTACCTATAAGGTTTGGTATCAGAACACACTTAGTTCTATGCGTTACTGTGGATACTATATGCCGTGGAGTGGGTACGTATGTTGTTAATTCAACATCGCAAAATTTCGGTACGAGACCGAGCTGTAAAATGGGTGCCACCGTAGTTGCAAAACCACACGCGGGTGTTACGACCTCCGAACCTTTTGGAAGATCGAGTGCGGCGAGTGCGAGTAAAATAGCACTACTCCCCGAGTTTACGAAAAGACCCATTTTTTTACCGAAGAGTAATGCGGTTCTCTTTTCAAATTCTACGGAACGTTTACCAAACCCTGCTAACCAACCGTCTCTGAGACATTCTTCTACGGCCTTTATTTCTTCTTCGCCGTATGACTCGAATTTATTAGGGGCATACCAGATTTTTTTGTCCATTATGATTTAAAAGGGGTGTTACTCTTTAAATCATATATTAATTCCAACCCTGTTTCTTTTTAGGTGGTACCTGAACAATCATATCATCTTCAAATTGTATGTAAGGAGACATATTTTCTAAAGAATCACCAAACATTAATTTAGGATAAATCCGTTGGGTTTCTGGAATTGTAACATGATCAAAGTTTTTGATACCATACGAATCTGCTATTCTAGTAAAGTCTACATTTCCATTATATAAGTCTGTCTTGGATGTTGCACAATAATTTGATTTGAAATAATTATCTTGAAACTGTTTAATCATACCATATCCACCATTGTCTAACACTGTAATATGAATCGGTAGATTATATGTTTTTATAGTTTGAAGTTCTTGAATATTCATCTGTAAACCCCCATCACCTATTATCACATATATTGGGAGATTAGTCGCTATAGCAGCTCCTATAGCTGCAGGTATAGCAAAGCCCATTGAGGCGTTTCCCAAATTTGTGAAAAGCTTTTGACTCTCTTTGAGTATGGCAGATTGTATCGTCCATACTAAATTACTACCTATATCCGGAATGATGATACAGTCATCTGGGAGGCTTTTGAAAAAAACATTTAGGTAATCATACACAATTGAGTCACTTTCACGTGATTTTTCTTCACTATATTTCTGCCTCCATTCATTTATTTTTTGTACCCAAATGTAAATTCTCGAAAATGTGATATTACCGTCATGTGTATTATATTCGGGATGTATGGGTTCGTCGCGACTATGTACAATAACATTTTTCAAGAAGTTCTTGGCATCGCTCACTATACCGAGGTCAATTTTAACACCCTTTTCTGGCATTTTATTGATCTCTTCCACGTCAATATCGACCATAATCTTTTTTGAATGTGGAGAAAACATGGGTCCATTTCCACCAATTTGACGACTATCAAGGCGACTTCCAATGGATATAATGAGATCCGCATTTTGTACTGTGTAATTCGCAACTCTGTCACCGTATACACCTGGGGAACCTATACGGAGTGGGTGGTTGGTTCCACATATATCAAATGCACCCCAAGAAACGAGAAATGGTAATTTTGTATTTTTTATAAATTCCATAGCCTCTTTCTCCGCCCCTGCGAGTTTTACACCGTGACCAAATAATACAACTGGTCTCTTACTTTTGTAAATATATTCTGTTATGTCGAACCAAGTGATCTCATTGATAGACTCATATTTTTGTACATCTAGAAGTATCTCCAATGGTTTTTCTAATTCTGACATTTGGATATTTACAGGTAGATCGAGTAATACAGGTCCATATCTTGGTGTTTTTACACATGAAATGAGTTTAGATAATTCATTTCCGATTGTTTCGATTGAAGATATATGTGTAACCATTTTAATGACATTCTCAAAGATAGCACACACTGGCATCTCTTGGAAGCCTGATTGTCTAGGTTTAGATGTAATGGCGGCAAGGTCTTCCCGTGTACTGACTTGTCCAGTAATAAAAATGGATGGAATCGAATCATACCAACATCCACAGACACCATTTAATATATTTTGAACACCTGGACCACTTGTGACACATACACCTGCAA